CAAATAAAAAGGCCTGCGATTACCAGCAGGCCTGTTATTAGCTCAGTGATGTAGATGGTCATACGTCAGCCCCTTGTGCATATCGTCTGCCACGCGAAGCAGGTGCATTTGATGCTGTGCAAATCTGTCTGGCTTCATCCTGGTCACATGCAACAAAGTGTCCGTTACAGAACCGCTGGTAAACCGTACCAAGTGGGCCAAACCGGTTTTTCGTCACAATGATTTCAGCAAATGGTGCGGCGCTACTGTTCTCGTCATATACCGCTTCCCGATAGAGCATGATGATTGAGTCTGCGTCCTGCTCAATGCTTCCTGAATCACGCAAATCTGCGTTTGTCGGGCGTTTGTTTGGTCGCTTCTCAACATCGCGCGAAAGCTGACTTAGGGAGATAACAGGCGTTTTCAGGTCTTTCGCCATCGCCTTCAGGCTTCCTGAGATGTGAGCAATTGCGAGGTCGTTGCGGTCTGCTTTCGGCTTCTCAATCAGGCCAAGATAATCCGCCATGATGAGTGACAGGTTTGGATTTTCCTGTTTGTTCCGCTCTGCGATTGAGCGAATTTCTTCTACCGATAACCGCGAGGCATCGACTACCCATACATCCAAATCTGCAAGCTGACTCATGCCGTTAGCAACACGCGCCCAGCCTTCGTCATCCATCGATGCAGGATTTCGCAGTACGCTAACCGACATCCTCCCGGCGTTGGCAATGCTCCGCTCTGCAATCTGCAATGCGCTCATTTCCATCGAGAAAATCAACACTCCGCGCCGGACGTCAGAACCAGGAATAACGCGGCTTGCAACACCTTCGGCAATCTTCAGCGCCAGTTCGGTTTTCCCCATACCAGGACGAGCGGCGATAATCACCAGGTCTTCCGCGTTCATCCCTCCGGTGATGGCGTCAAGTTCTTCGATTCCGGTCTTCAGGGTATCTGACTCTTCTCCGTTCCTCAGACGCCTGTCAAGCGTGTCAGTGTAGTCAGTGATGATTTCCCCTAACCGTACAGGTTTAACCTCGTCACGGGGCTTTCTGATGGCTGAGAGACGCTTTACAAGCTCGTCCATCGCCTGACTCGATGTATCGATGGTTCCGCTCTGAATTGGTTCACGCATTTCGTCCATGATTTCCAGCACCAGACGGCGGTGATAGTTATCCGCGACCATTCCGGCATATCCCTTCAGGTTTGCGGCACTCGGGCAGTTTTTGCTGGTCATCAGGATTGACGTGAAATGCTCCTCTCCGCACGCCTCGGCAACCATCAGCGCGTCGATTAGGTTTCTGTTTCTCGCCTGCTTACGGATAACTTCGAAGGCTTTCCGGTAGAGCGGAATTGAAAACGCTTCCGGCTCCAGCGTTGCCAGAACGTCGCTGGCGGTTGGTGTTAATCCACCAATCAGCAAGCCACCGATAACGCTCGCTTCGATATCCTGTCTCATGCAATCCCCCTGTCTGCAAACTTCCCTTCCCGAACTCCCGTTAACGAGTCTTCCCTCAGCAGGTAATCAAAATCTGCCGTCCAGCCCGTGTCGTTGTCTCCGAAGTAAAACGGCTTGGCCTGATGCACAAACGCCCTGACATACGCTCTGAAACCGTCCACGTTTGGCGTTTTCAGTTGCGGGATGATTTTCTTCAGGCGGCGTTTTCGTTTCTCGTTGACCGCAACAGCGTGTGGAAGTCTGTCACCGACTTCGGTGTTGTAGGCGTTCAGGAAGGATTCGTAGTCGATTCGTTCTGCCTTGCGACGTTCAGGTTTAACCTGCCCATCGCCGCCCCCGTTAGGGGGTAAGGGGGTATTTGTATTTATTGTCTTTTGTATATTGTCTTTTGTGTTTAGCTGACTTGGCTTATACCCATTAGCCGACTCGGCTAATGTTTTATTAGCTGTTTTAGCTAATGTTAAGCTGTCCTGGCTAATCCACTGAGAAACCACCTTGTTCACTCCGATTTTCACGCCATCAGCAATGAGGAATTTACGCTCAATAAGCTGGCGCTTGGCAGCGCAAACATGAGTGTGATGAATACCTGTCATGGCTGCTATCTGCGTGTTTGTGAGTCGATCCATCGGCTTATTGAATCCGTATGTCTTGCGCATGATAGCGAGCATCACCTTCATCTGCCGGACGGTTAAATCAGCCATCAGCAGACTGTCGATAATCTCGTTAGCAACGCGCATGAAACCATCTTCGGTATCTGCCACGCGATGCTCCACGACCTCCAGTTGAGGCCTGTAATCAGCTAACTTAACGACGCCCATGTTTCACTCCTGCTTTGGCTAGTCTGTAAACACCAACAAGGCGCTCTGCGAACGCCCTGTTATTTGCTGCGGCTACCACTAATCCCTCAGGTGAATCAGGGTGTCGAATCTCTTCTTTTTCCTGGTATTTCTTACGACGTTTTGTCATAATTACTCCTGTGGATTGATACAGTCTTTCTACAATCAGGCCTCAAAACTGTTGCCGCAGTCTTGAGGCTTTTCTTTTGTCAGCACCATGGCTACTTTCTTTGCCAGCTCCGCTAATTCCTCGTCTTCAACACCCCACTCCAGCACAGCCAGAAGCATGGCCATCTTTGGGATAAAGCTGTCTTTCCATCGCGAAATTTGCGATTCATTGATCCCTAATGCATCAGCAACCTTTCGCTGACCACGTACAGCAATTCGATTCAGGATGTTGCTTGTAATTGCATTCGCTTTCTTGCGAGTACTTGTAAGTTCCATATGTAAGTATTTCCTTAACAAATAAGAAGTTATGCGCATCAACTTATGCGCGTTGTATTCCCGCATTTCGGCGGGAATGAGGACCATGACTGTTAAAGAGCGGTGTTACTTATGCTGCCTGATTCGGTTTTGGAAACAGGTGTGGCAAATCGGGGCGAATTTCGTAAGCCTTGATCTGCCCTCCAGTGGCGTTAACGATGGCGGTAACTTTCTCTGGAGAGACCAACCCGCCTTTCAGCCATTTGTGTACTGCTGGCTGCGTTACACCACACTTGTCGGCAAGGCGCTTTTGGCTACCGACAATTTTCAAGGCTCGTTGAATTACTAAATTCATGAGCATACCTCTTGTGGTCATTACTTATAACCAAAGATAACTCAAGTTATAAAAAATAGCAATAACCTTTGTTATTTTACTTTGGATAACCGTAGTTATAGATTTGTGGGTATGAAAACATTCGCAGAAAGACTAAATGCAGCCATGAGCTCAGCAGGGGTATCACAATCACAGCTTGCTGACATGGTTGGAATATCTCAGCCAGCCATACAGAAGATGTCGTCCGGTAAAACAAACGGATCTCGCAAGATGGTTGAATTAGCCAATGCTTTAAAAGTGCGCCCTGAATGGCTTAGTTCTGGTATTGGTGAAATGAGGGATGGTGCACATGAAGAACCATCCAATGTCCGTGATTCATCTTTAAAAGCTGTGGTATGGGAAGACATTAAAAGAAACGATGACGAGTTTGTTGCGTTGCCTCTTCTTAACGTTTCGCTTTCAGCTGGAAGCGGTAGCTGCGAGCTAGAGGAATCATCGGAGTTCTCTTTGGTTTTCAGAAAGCACTATCTGAAAAAGATGGGAGTATCTGAAAGATCAGCCAAGCTAGTTAGGGTTGTAGGGCAAAGCATGGAACCAACGCTTCACGATGGCGATGTTGTTGGTGTTAACACGCAAGATACCACAATCAGAGATGGTAAAACCTACGCTATTTGCCAGTCTGATTTGTTACGAGTAAAAACATTAATCGCCACCCCTACATCGGTGATAATCAGATCAATAAATCGCGAAGAGTACCCGGATGAAGTAATGGATAGAGATGAATTTCATGAAACCGTAAGGATTATTGGCAGAGTATTCTGGTCGTCTCATAGTTGGTAACCGATAATCAGAAGAAGACTTACGGAAGTGCGGAGGGATAATGGAATTTCTGATAGTTTTTGTTGTTGTTTTGGTCATCATTCTTTTTGTTTTGCTAAGCATTAGTAAAAAGCTATCTCAAATGATTGAACATAGCTCTAATCGTGCAAAAGAAGAAGAGCATATAATTGATATAAAAGAGATTCTCTCTGATATAAAAATCACATTAGATGAAATAAAATACACAACAGATCTAATTGAACAGTATAAAATACCAACCCCAAACGAGAGAAAAGCAATAGATCAATATCGTATTGACTTAGAAATCGACGAAATGCTAAGCAAAAGAAAAGACTAAAAACACCCGGCCTCAGCGCCGGGTTTTCTTTTCCTGCCGTTCACCACCCAATCAACCATCCTCATCATAGACAAGCATCAAGCCAAAGGTAACACCTTCACCCCGCACGCAAGCCCTCAAACACCAATCAATCAGCAACATTTACAAAAATAAAATACCTTTGTTATCCATCACTTATAACCTATTCACCATAAAATATAAATTAGGTTATTGACCACACCTATAACCTAAGTTATCTTTAAGCCATCAGCAGGACGCTGGAAGCCAAACGGAACAGATTGGCAGGCTCTTTAACATTGATGGGATTGTCCCGCCGAAATGCGGGAACCAAAGAGTAGTTGGCTTTGGGGTGACGTGAAGTGCAGCTGCAAGACGGCAACCGGAAGATAAGCACGCGGCGCGTCACCGCCAAAGTCAATCATCGGAGGTCAACATGACAGTAGTCATTACATATCTGGCTGACGATAACGCCAGAAATCGCCGCAGAGCACGCAGACAGGCTCAACGTGAACAGGCAATGCAAGAACAGCGATTGGCACGAAAAATTGCGCTAAAGCTCTCTGGTTGCGTCAGAGCAGATAAAGCAGCATCACTCGGAAGCCTTCGCTGCAAGAAGGCAGATGAATGCAGTGGAAGTATTTGCCTGCCAAACGTAGCCATTTACGCGGCAGGCTACCGGAAATCAAAACAACTGACGGCGAGGTAATTATGGGTCAGGAAGAAAAATATGAGCTTAAAAAGCTCATTGGAGAAGACGCCATAGAAGAAATTGCAGCATTAACAACAGCTATAAAGAATATTAGGTATGCGCTAAATACGCTTATCTCCTCATGCGACAAAAATAGCAGGGAATTTTTGATACTTGGCGCAGCTCTAGGAATAGTTGATGCGGCAACGCTTCACCTAATTACTCATGACGATATTCTTATTGAGCCGTATGAAACATTACTGCTTGTCAGGCAAAAAATGGCTGATGCCGCAGCAAATGGAGACCTTCAACTTTACATCGACTTAAGGAAAGTATTAAGGCGAATGGTCAAAACTGAAGGAGATATCCCCCTGACAAAGTAAGGGGGTGAAGAGGCCATTTCAGGAATAAAATTAATAATTTGTCAGCGGCGGTACATATACAGGCTTAGGGTCTGGCGCTCTATACATCCGGTATTCATTCTTACAGCGAGGACATGAATGCACAAAGAACCCATTAGATTTTATAGTAACCGTGCTTGGTTGAAGTATCGATATTTTATGTTCGCCGAAGCAATGTGCACAAAGGTTATGCTGCTGAATAGAAGGATCGGAATGACTCTTAGGTCGATACACGACAGAACCACCTTCAGTTGTATGAAGTTCATAATTCTCAGCTTGCACAACAAACATCTTGATTTTTCTATTTTCATCTCGAAGCTTCATTGCGATCTCCTTCTCGGCCTGATAAAGGCCAGAGAGCTCCGCATTAAGCATCTGTAAGTCAGTTATTCTTTGGTGTAGATCACCAATAGCTTTAGCGATAACAGCATCGTCTCTGGTTTCTTTTATTGTCTTCAGCAGATCATAAGCCTGTTTCGCGGCAGTTATACCAGATAACACATCCATATAAATTACTCTCTTACTGTAGGGGTAAGAGGATTTTACTATTTTTCTCGCTGTAGGGGTACACGAGAACCACCGAGCCTGATGTGGTTAAAAGACAGGCACAATCTTTACTACCGCAAGCCACGCAGTGAAATGGGTGTGACTTGTGTTGGTCGCCAGAAAATGAAATTAGACAGCAAACCACTTATTTGAGGTGAGATATGACAAAATCATGGAGCGTACCTTTTCCTGAATCAGAAACTGAACATGATGGAATGCCTGTTTTCTGGAGATTCCAGGCGACAGTTGAAGAAGATGGGATAAAAATATTCGCACTTCAATATATAGCTTTTCATCAGACAGAGCATTATGCATGGTTGGTTCCTGCGCATTGGATTGTTAATTTTAAACCAGCACCAAATCAGTGGTTACAGGAATGGAAACAAAGGAGAAATAGATATGCAATTAAGAAAGTAGCAAAAAATGCAGAAAGATCTTTTGCATTCCCAACGAAGAAACTTGCTATTGAAAGTTTATTGCGCCGGAAGAAATACCATTTAATGAGAATAAAACAAGATTTGGCTGTTGTATCAACTCTTGTTGATGGGATGAAAAATATTGATACATCAACACCAGATATTGAATATAACTTTGGACACAACCAAGAAACAGAAAATTGGGTATTTTATTAGTACGAATAAGCACTGTGTATTCATTCCAACGAGTGAATACACGGAGCAATGTCGCTCGTAACTAAACAGGA